TTCCAGGTCTGTTAGCAAGCCTCCCATCGGGCTCTCGGGCTACTCGCTCTGACGTGCGGCTTCGATCGCCTCGATGACGGCTGCCTTGTTGGGAAGCTCCTCGGCCTTCTCGACGCCAAGCTCGGCCGCGAGGGCGTCCAGCTCCGGACGCTTCCTCTCCGACAGATCCTCCGGGGCCTCCGGGCTCGCAGTCGCGGCCGAGTCCTCGGGCGTCTCGGTCTTCGGCTCCTGCTTGCCCTTTGGGCCACGACGCTTGCCGCGAGGTGACTTCGTCGCCTGCTCGATGTCGTAGGTGACATCGTCCTCGGCTGGGCTGAACAGCTCGGGGCATTGCTTGAGCAGCGGGTGGCCCTCGACCACGCGCGTCTGCCCCTTGTGAAAGCTGAAGTGATCTCCGTCGATCTCAGTGCTTCCGGTTTCGTTCGCTACGAAGACGGCGTTGCCCATGGTTCTCTCCTCTGCTTGCTTTCGGGTGTGAAGCGCGACGAGGCGCGCGCCCCTGATCTCGGGACGCGCGCCTCTGTGGTGAGCCTGGACTACGCGACTTCCAGCGTCTTGAACGCCGCTTTGGAGAGCACCTTCGAGGTGTTCCTCCAGAACGCGTAGATCCCGCGCTGACCGGTCGGGCGGCCGGAGCCACCGAACAGGTTGGGGATCAGTTCGATGTTCATCCCCACGCGGTCGACGATCAGGAAATACCTGAAGTCGCCGATCGTCAGGATCTTGTTCGTGGTCGTGAGGCCGCTCGCATACGCCGAGCACTCGTAGGCCGGGTAGCCGGCGAGCGTCGGGCGGAGCGAACCGTCCCGAGGGACGTTGTTCCCGATGCCAGCCTCGTTCAGCGCGAGCCACAATCCGGCACCACCTGCGGTGTCGAACTGGCGCGTCGCGTTGTACGTGAACCGGCTCCCCACGAACTTCGCGCGCGGACGGAACCGGGCCGCGAGTTCTTCTTCGAGGTGGTACAGGTCGGCGATGACGTACGTTTTCGCCGTTTTGGTGGCAACGACTTCCGTCGCGCCGGTGAGCAGGCCTTCGGGCTCTTTCGAGCCGTGGCCAGCGCCCAGCGTGAACTTCGTCGCCTCCGTGTCGTCTTTCCCTTCGGAGATGAGCGTCGCCATCTCCGCCAACACCGCCGGCCAGTCAGACTCGACCTCGTAGGAGAGCGGGATGAATGCCTGGCAGCGCTCCGGGTTGGCCGTCGGCTGCGCCAGCGTCGGCGAGTTATCCGAGGCTTCCGCACCCTCCGCCGCATATGCGACGGTGACTGCGCCCGAGGTGACGCCCTTCCATTCGTTGCTCCCCACGATCGTCTCTTTCCTCGCGATCGCCCGGAACGGGTTCACCGAGTAGTTCGACGTCGGGATGATTGTCGGGTCCAGCACGTACGGCACGGCGAAGCCGCCCGACGCGTTCGTGAACGTCGCGAGCGCGCGCTGCTCCTCCGGCTGCAATGCCGAGCCCTGCACCACCTTGGCGAAGGCCCGTGCATACATCTCGGAGCCAGTCGCGAGGATGCGCTCCGCGATCTCGCTGCGGTACGCCCCCTCGACCTGAGCCTCACGGCGCAGGAGGGTGTCGAGGTATCGCTTGGCGCCGTCCGTCTGGACGGTGCCGGCGAAGAACCCCTCCTCCTGGTCGATCGCGCGCAGTGCGGCGTCGCGCATGATCGTGCCACGCTGCTCGACGGACACGGCCCCGCGAGCCCGAGTCATCACTGCCTCGAGGTCGTAGGGGTTGCTCTCGTGCTCGCCTGAGGTGTTGAAGTGAGCGCCGCTGCCGTCGCCGGCCTCGCGGTTCTCCCCCTTCTTGGCGAACTGGCGCACCTCGGCCTTGCGGGCCTCGATCCGCTCGATGCTTCGTGCGTTCTCCGAGCGCTCGGTCTCGAGACCGTCGTACTCCGTCTGCGCCTCCTCGGGGAGCTCGGCGTCGCCGTGCTCCTCGTTGATGGCCTGCATACGGGACTCGATCTCGACCTTCCGCGCCCTCAGCTCCTCAAGGGTCATCGGTATGCCTTTCTTCTTGTCGGCCGCCGCTCGGGAGGCCTGTTTGGGTTTGCTCTTCTCGCGGCGCCCGGCGCGGTGACCCTCTGGGTCGTTGCCCTCCGGGGATGTGCTGCGGTCCTGGTCCTGCTCCTCGCCCTCGGGCTCTGTGCCCTCCGCGGCGGGATCGTCGGCCGTATCGGCCTCAGTCTGTGAAGGCTCGCCCTCCTCGGTGGCCTCGGGCTGCTCTGCGGGCTCCTCGGCGGCGGCGCCCGCGGCCGGCTCGCCCTCGGCGTCCTCCGCGGGCGGCAATGCCTCGCCGGCAGCCGTCTCCTCGCCCGTCTCGGCGTTGGTCGCGGTCCCCGTGCCCGGGTGCTCCTCGGTGCCGGCCGTGGCCTCGTCGGCGAGCTCGGCGAACTCGCTCAGCGCCTCGCTCGCCTCCTCCAAGGCCTCTGTGTGGGCCTCCAGCGCATCCTTCGCACTCCGGGTCGAAGCCGCCAGGATGCGCGGGGCTGAGCGCACGCCGCGGTCGGAGAGCAGCTCGGCGAACCCGCTCGGGTCCTCGGCCTGCTCGAGCGCGACGTCGAGCCCTTCCGGATCGCGTCCGAAGCGCATGGCGAGGAGATCGTCGGTCATCGAGCGCATGCCCTTCGAGGCGCCCTCGAGTTCCGCGCTGGCCCCGTCGTAGGCGGGGAAGGTCACGGGGCCCAGCTCGATCACCTGGATCTCGCGCAGCACCCGCTCGGGCATGCCCTTCGGGTTGTAGTCCGAGGGCTCCGGTTCCTCGTTGAAGTCTTCGCGGATCACCCGGAAGCAGAACGAGGCGCCGTAGAGGCTGGCGGCCAGCCCCGGGACGAGGTCGCGGTTGTAGCTCGTGTCGAGCAGCGGGACCTCGTAGTAGCCGCCTTCGTCGTCTTCGATCAGTTCGTCGAACGGCCCGAGCGGCTTGTCGCCGACGACCCAGTCCATGCCGTGCTGAAAGAGGCACCGGATATCGTCGCCGTCCTGCGCCAGCGTCTTTTTGATCGCACCGGGCGCGATGCTCTCGAGGAAGTTGCCCTCGTAGTAGGAGTTGATCTCCGTCCACTGGTCGAAGCGCAGGAAGTGCCCCGTCAGGATCGGCATCTGCCCGGCCTCGGCGGCCGCCTCGACGGGGGACTCGCTCGCGGCGTCGTCGGGCTCAGCTTCGGCGGCCCGCAGGGTGAGACTTGGAAGGGCCCGCACGAGGCCATCCTTCGGCGGCTGTTTGAGGCGCATTCGTGTCCCTCCTGTGGGAGTTGAGAGGTGCTGCTTACGGTGCGTGTGTGGACTTGTCTTCGCCCGGAATCCACATCTGGACGGAGACATAACCGGTGTGCACGAGCTTGCTCAGGTCATCCTGTTCGACCGCTTCGACGACGGACGTGGGCTCGTAGCCGGCGAGGATGTACTTGCCGATCGTTTCGGCCCGCTTGTTCTGGATCTCGACGGCGTCCTTGGCGTCTTCCTTCAGGAAGGCGATGTCGCGATCGTCGTACCAAAGCTCGGCGTCGGCGGGCACCTTGACGAACGGCGCAAGCGTGCCGCAGAAGCTGCGCCACAATGGCCGCAGGGTGCCGTCGGCGAACTGCCGGGTCGCCGACTGATAGTTCGAGTAGGTCGCCGCCTTCAGGCCCTCGGAGAGGCCGACGAGCACCGGCGGCGTGCCGGCTGCTGCAGCGATGCGAGTCTCACCACTTCCCCGCGTCTGCGAGAAGTCGACCTGTTTCATGTTGGCGCCGACGACGGTCGCGTCAGAGCCTCCGCCGAGGTACATCGTTTTGTAGGCCTTGGCGAGCCCCTTGGAGTTCTCCTCCATTTTGTCGACCCAGGTATCGAATGCCTCCGGGCGCACCTGCGGGTCGACCTTCACGACGAGGTTAGGCGTCGCCCCGTGCTCAAAGAACTTCAGTGAATGCTGCGTCATCGCCTTGTCGCCCATGATCTCCCGGGTCACCGGCGTCAGCCAGGACATCCCGCGGAAGTGCGCGAACGGATCGGGGATCGGGGCCCAGTGCACGACTTCACTGGGCAGAAGGGCGAGCGGCTCGTTGTCGGCCTCCTCGAGGCCGTCCTTCGGTTCGTAGACGTAGCCGACGAGCTCCTTGTCGATCTCCAGGCCGGACTTCGAGCCCATCACGATCGTCACGCAGTCGGGCCGGAGTCGGCGCAGCACCTTCCCGGGGCGCCGTGCCAGGAACCAGTTGCCGGAGAGGTCGGCGTCCTGAATCGCGCGAGACGCGAGGTCGCCCGTTGTGCCACCGGGGAACGGCTCCTCGACGACCGCCAGGTCGCGGTTGCCGAACAGTTCGCCCGCGCGCCCGCTCGAGTACTTGCGGAACTGAAAGCGCACCTCCGAGAACAGCCTCATCCGGAGCAACATGCAGGCGAAGACGACACCGTCGCTCGCGTAGGCGGACTGCGCGTGCCCTATGAACGAGGTGGCAATCTTCTCCTCCTTGCCACCAAGGGTGCCCTGCATGGGAACACCTGCGGGATAGGTGTTCCCGTTGAAGCTCATCATTTCGAGCCATTCGCCGAGGTCCATGGCCGGATTCGAGCGCCGGCCGCTCCGGCTCCGCAGGAGACTTGCCACCTATTTCTCCTTGCGGTCGACGTCGACGAGAATCAGGCAGTAGGCGACGAGCTCGGCGCCGCCGAGGATTAGACCCGCGGGCACGAAGACCAGGCCGGCGCCCACGGCGATCGCGCTGCCGCCGGCGAAGATGCCGGTGACCGAGCGGACGATCGGCGAGCTGACGGTGCTCGTGACCTTGGCGCCGACTGCCTTGACGAGGACGATCGCGCGCTTCACGAGAACCGCACCAACGGCTCAGCAAACGCCGTGGCGCCGTCGGCGATCGCGTCGCCGCGCGCCTCCCAGGAGAGCACTCCGGCCATCGCGGCGTCGATCTTGCGGGGCGAGTTCGGACGGTCCTTGCGGATCGAGTGCATCTTCATCCCCTTGTCGTCGCGAGTGTTGAGCGGCATCTTGCGGGCGTTGCGGACATGCACCGCCATCTTCGGGGCGCCGTCGTGGGTGACGTCGCCGATTTCGATGGCTTCGGTGTAGTTGCGAACGGCCCATGCGATCTGCGTCGGACGATTGGTGTGCCATTGGACGACGCGTTTGTCGCCCCAGCGGCCCTGCCATGTGTCGACGAGCTCGGTGATCCCCTGGTCGTCGCAGTAGATGCGCCAGACGTCGAACTCCTCGAAGGCGTCGCTCACGACCCCATCGAGCTGCGAGAAGTCGTGTTCGTACATCTCGCCCGCGTCTTCCGGGCGCTCGAGGATCAGCAGCGGCCACTGATAGCCGGTCTCGACCTCGGTGGCAACCACCGCGACGGCATCTCTGAAGCGGGCACCGTCGACGCCGATCACAATGAGTGCACCGCGCTCGACCTTGCGCTTCTTCTTGCACTTGAGCGACTCCCAGCGCTTGAAGTCGAAGGCCCTGCTCTCGCCGGCCTCCTTGCGGTTGAGAAAGAATCGCTCCGCCTGAGCCGCCTCGCCTTCCTCGAGCAGCGCCATGATCTCGCCGTCGATGCGGTCGAGGTCGATCCACCAGGAGTCGCCGTAGACCGCCTTCATCACCTTCCGGCGCTCAGCCTTGTTGCGGACGGAGCCCTTCGGCGGCTCGGCGTCATCGCGATAGACGCCCTTGGCCTTCGACTCGGAGGTACGCTGGGCGATTGAGTCCTCGCCCGGATCCCAGGCGTTCGTCGTCTCCAGCCAGCGGCCCTTCATACCGGCCAGGTTGCGTCGCTGGTTCTGGGCGAGTTTGTGGCCCTGATTGCGCTCGAGCCATGAGTGCGACTCGTCCTGCACGGCGAAGGTGATGGGCTGGCCGAGGCGGGAGCGCGCGGAGGCCGTCACCGGCTCGATCGACCGGCCCGAGGGAAGAATCACGCGCGTCAGGCCGGTGTCCGGGATCTCGGCCTTGAGGGCACCGAGCTCGATCATGGGGATCAGCGCTTTCCAGATGTTGTCGGTCTGGTCCTCCGAGACGGCCGTGACCTGGATCCATGGCGTAGACCAGGGGCGCCCGACCGGTTGCCCATTGGCGTCCCAGCCGTCGAACAGCACCGGGCCGTCCGGCGCACTCTCGGCACAGATGATCGACGCCGAGAACGGTCCCTTGCCCCACTTCTGAGGGCGCACGAGCTGGCTGCCGCGGAAATGGACGAAGGCGCCGCGCCACAGTCCCTCACGGCGATCGTACTTCGCTTGCGGATTCACGCGGTAGTGGTGCAACAGGAAGCGGAGCATTTCGTCGGTCAGCTGATAGGGCTCGCCGATGCGCTCGCCATCGGGGATCGCGCAGTTGGCCTGGATCCAGGCGGCCACCTGATAGCCCAGCGTGGGCACGCCTTTGCACTCAACGCACGAGCCGTCCTTGCTCCAACGCTCGCCGCCGCAATGTGAACAGCGGGGCTTGGCCACGGGCTACCTCCGGTAATTTTTCAGACGACGGCGCGCAGGCGAGTGACCGGCGCGAGCTCGGCCTCGTCCTCTGGCTCCTCCCCCGCAGCCGTCTCTGTCGGCGCGCGCCAGCGCAGATCCCGCTTGCCCTTCGATGACAGGCCGAGTCGGTCTTCGCGCGCCCGCACCTCATTGACCAGGCGCTCGTTCTCTCGGACGGACCGATCGTGAATCCACGCAAGCTCGATCGCCGACGCAATCTCGGCGGGTCCGTACTGCGTCGCCGCGGGATCTTCCCGCCATGCTTTCCAGACCGCGCGTGTACGCGGATGCCATTTGCCGGCCGGATCTTCTTCCGACGGTTTGCGCTTGGGCAGCTCTGGGAGGATCGGTTTCTTCGGATCGACGGCTGGCAGCTCGACCCACTCGCCGCGCTCGGGTTTGTTGCGTCGGCGCCGCTGCTCGGCCGGCTTCGGATCGGGGCCGCGCGCCATCGAATGACCTCCAGAGATTTCAGGGAAACGAGACGAGAACGCGGCAGCCACAAGTTCTAAAAAGCGGAACGCTGATGTACGGGTATACGTTTGGGCTGCCGTTTGCAAACCCGTACATGTTGCGAGAGACCTAGGGCAGGGTGAAACGGCCGGCATCGTTCACGATGCGACCCCTCCCCCCCTACCTTCAGTAGCAGGCGGGGTGTTGAACGGTCAGT